TTCCAGGGCACTGAACAGGATTTCGTCTGGCTTGACGAGGAGCCGCCAGCCGACATTTACGAGGAGTGCCTGACGCGTACCGCAACCACGCGCGGGCTGATTTTGCTGACATTCACGCGGTTGTCTGGGCTGTCAGATGTCGTGCTGATGTTTCTGCCCGGTGGCGACATTCGCGAGCAGCAAGACGAGAAGTCCAGCCGATCTGTTATTCTGGCCACGTGGGACGATGTTCCGCATTTGGATGATCGCACAAAGGAAATGCTTTTTGCCTCGTACCAGCCTTTCCAGCGAGATGCGCGCACCAAAGGCATTCCAGCGCTTGGCAGCGGAGCAATCTACCATGTGCCGGAGTCGGATATTGTTATCCCGGATTTTGCACTGCCACCGCACTGGCCGCGCGCGTATGGTATGGATGTCGGGTGGAATCGCACTGCGGCGATTTGGGGCGCATTCGACCGCGAAACCTCGACCAGCTATCTTTACTCTCAGCACTACCGAGGAGAGGCAGAGCCGGTAGTCCATGCTGAGGCTGTCAAATCGCGCGGCAAGTGGATACCTGGCGCGATTGATCCAGCCTCGCGCGGCCGTTCGCAGTCTGATGGGCATCAGTTGCTGGAGATGTACCAGAGCATGGGCCTTGATCTGACTCCGGCGAATAACGCGGTCGAGTCTGGCATTTACGACGTATGGACGCTGCTCTCTGCCGGAAAACTCAAGGTGTTTGCGTCATGCGCGGATTGGATCTCGGAATACCGCATGTATCGCAGAGACGACAAGGGCCGCGTCGTGAAAAAGAACGACCACTTGATGGATGCGTCGCGATATTTGATCGGCACTGGCAGAGATATTGCGCGATGCAAGCCGAAACCAGCAGACGAAGAAGAATCATTTGCATCTGGTGGGTGGATGTGCTAGATTTCCAGCATGCCAGCAGATAATCAGAAGAAGCACGACGCAATACTAGAAGAAGCCAAGCGTTTCCGAGAGAAGTGCATTACTGTCAATGCTGAAAATCGCAGGCTTGCTGTTGATGATCTCACCTTTCTGAGCGGTAAGCATTGGGATTCACGCGATGCAGCGCTGCGAGAGAAAGAAGGTCGCCCGGTCCTGACGATTGACAAGCTATCAACGTTTGTCAGGCAGATCAAGAACGACCAGCGAATCAACAAGCCGAGCATCAAGGTCCATCCTGTTGATGACGAGTCTGATCCTGAAACCGCAAAGGTGCGGCAGGGCATGATTCGGTACATCGAGTACAGCAGCAACGCATCCATTGCCTACGATACCGCCATCGGCTGCGCGTCTGAAACCGGCCTGGGGTATTTCCGCATTATCACGGATTACGAGAGCGAGGATTCGTTCGACGTTGTTCCGCGCTTTGTCCGCATTCGCAATCCGCTGACCGTGCATTTCGATCCGGACTCTATCGAGGGTGACGGCAGCGATGCGCGAAAAGTGCTTGTTGAAGAGCGGCTTGGAGTCACCGAGTTTTGCTCCAAGTATCCAGAATCTGAAATCGCCAAAACGCGCAAGACTACCGGCAATGCTGCGCGCGATGACATGGATGATATTCTCGTCGCGGAATATATCCGCGTCGAAGACGATCCAGACGAACTCATCCTGCTGAGCAACGGCGAGAAAGGCTGGAAATCCGATCTGCTGGCTTTGCCGCCTGATTTGACGATCGTCAATACGCGCAAAAGCGCCAGACGCACGGTGAGAAACTACAAGATCGCCGGCAAATGCGTGGGCGATGACGGCGCCGATTTCGGCGAAGTGATCGAAGAGGCGGACGTCCCGTGTAAGTGGATTCCGGTTTTCCCGGTCTATGGCAACGAGATCGACATCGAGGGTAAGGTCATTCGGTCCGGCGTGATTCGCGGCGCCAAAGACCCATCCAGGATGTACGACTACTGGATGACGAGCGCAACGGAAGAATATGCGCTGCGCACCAAGACGCCATTTATCGGCGCCGAAGGGCAGTTTGAAGGCTACGAGGCGCAGTGGGCACAAGCGAATCGTCGCTCGTTCGCGTATCTGCAATACAAGCCAAAAACCGTGGGCGGTCAGCTTGCGCCTCCTCCTGCGCGCCAGCCTATGGCCGATGTGCCGGTCGGCGCCATCACGATGGCCATGCACGCATCGGACGACATCAAGGCGACGACGGGCATGTTTGATGCTGCCCTGGGCGCGCGAGGTCCGGCAACGTCAGGCATTCAGGAGCGCGAGCAAAAGCGCCAAGGTGGCGTCGCCAATTTCCACTACACGGACAACCTCAATCGTGCCGTGCTGCAAGCCGGCAGATGCCTGCTTGACATGATTCCCAGGCTGTTCGATACCGAGCGCGTCGCGCGCATCATGGGTGAGGACGAAACCATCACATCGGCGCCGATCAACAAGCGCCTCGAACAGCCGGAGATTGACGAAAAAACCGGAAAGATCAAGACGACGATCAATGATATGAGCGTCGGACAGTATGACTGCACGGTGTCTGCTGGTCCGAGCTTCTCGACGCTCAGGCAAGAGGCGTCCGAGGCTATGGTTTCGTTTGGACAAAGCTGGCCGAAACTGATGGATATTGCCGGCGACAAGGTTGTGCGCGCGATGGACTGGCCAGGCGCCGACGAGATCGCCGAGCGCATCGCCAAAACCATCCCGCCTGAACTGTTGGAAGACGAGGACAAGCCCGAGCAGCAACAAATCCCTCCAGAAGTGATGCAGATCATGCAGCAGGCGCAAAGCCACATCCAAGAGCTTGAGGCAGCGCTGCAAGAGGCGTCGCAGGGCATCGAGAAAGAACGCATCAAGGCGGCAAGCGCTGAGAATGTCGCGCGCATCAATGCCACGTCACGCCAGGACGTGGAAGAACTGAAAGGGTGGATTGCGATGCTCACGCAGCAGATGCAGCCACCACCGGCGCTAGCAGGCGCTGCAATGGCCACTGGCCAGAAAGATCCCGGCCTTGTGCCGCAAATGGAGCAGTAAGTGGAAGACATCATTTTTGACGACACACCGGCAGCAGTCGAAACCGCTGCGCCAGCCGAATCGGAAGCGCCAGTAGTTGATGCGCAAGAGCCGGCTGTTGAGCAGCAGGAAGCCGATCAGCAGCAAGAGGCAGAGCGTGAGGTTGTGCGCAAGAAGAAAAGCGCCAGCGAGCGTATCCAGGAAATCACTTGGGCGCGACACGAAGCCGAGCGGCGCGCAGCCGAGGCAGAGCGGCAACTGGCGGAATTCCGCGCCGCCAAAATGCCGGATCCAGTCGCTGCTCCAGCCGGAAAGCCTGCGCTGGACCAGTTCAAAGATTATGACAGCTATGTGGAAGCCGTCGCCGAATGGCGTGCCGGCGAAGCGGTAAGAGCAGCGCTGAGCGAAGCCGAGAAGAAAACGCAAGCCGCAGCGCAAGCGGCACAGAACAAGCAGCGCACGGAATCCTGGGCGAAGGCTCAGACGGCCGTGCGTCAGGCGATCCCGGACTATGACGAGGTTGTTGGTCTGTCAGAGGTCGTCATCGCACCGCATATCACGGATACGATCCTCGAAAGCGATCGTGGCCCGGAGGTGGCCTATTACCTCGCGCAACATCCCGACAAAGCAGAAGCAATCAATGCCATGTCGCCCATCGCTGCCGCCAGAGCAATCGGCAGGATTGAAGCATCGCTCCCGGGGCTGCCCGTAGCAGCAGCAAAAATCAGCAAAGCGCCCGCACCGATCAAGCCGGTCAGCGCATCGTCGTCCGCACCCATCGGAATATCGGACGAGATGAGCACCGAGGCATACCGGGCTGCACGTGCAAAACAGGGCGCCTGGTGGGCGCGCAAACGATAATCACTTTGGAATAACACAATGGCAAACACTCTCGTTACTTCGAGCATCGTCGCTGAGGAAAGCCTCGCCGTGCTCGAAAACATGGTGACTTTCGGTGCGGCTTGTAACCGCGACTGGGAAGACACCTTCCAATCAGCCTCTGCTGCCGGCTACAAGCCCGGCGCCACGATCAACATCAAGCGTCCTCCGCGCTACACGTACCGGGCCGGTCGCGTCGCGTCGCCGCAAGACACCGTGGAAAGCACGGTCCCGCTGACGCTTAGCCAGGGCGGCTGCGATCTGTCATTTACTGCGTTTGAGCGCACGCTGTCTCTGACCAGGCTTGAGGACAAGCTGACCGCCGCGCTGGCAACTGTGGCAAACCAGATTGACGAGCAAGGGCTGGCGCTGGCTCATTACGCATCGCACGCCGTTGTCAACCCGGCTGGGGCACTGCCGACCACGCAAGCGACCGCGCTGCAGGTGATTACCGATGCAAACGTGCTGCTCGATGAGCGCGGCGCGCCTCGCAAGGACCGCAAGCGCGCGCTGATCATGAATCCGAAGCTCAACGGCGCTGCGCTGCAGGGCCTGGCAGGACTGTTCAACCCCGGCAGCAAAGTCGGCCAGCAGTATGAGTCCGGCATGATGGTCGATTCGCTTGGGCTGAATGTGGCGATGGATCAAAACGTTGATGTGCATACCAACGGCACGCAAAACGTCGCCGGTACAAACGTCAATGGCGCCGGACAAAGCGGCGCAGCGATTACGGTCGTTGGCCTGGGCGGAACCATCACGCGCGGTACTGTTGTGACTTTCCCCGGCTGCTTCGCCGTCAATCCGCAAACTCGCAAGACTACCGGAAGCCTGGCGCAATTCGTCGTGACTTCCGACCTCGCGGCCGGCGCCACTTCGATTCCGATCAGTCCTGCCATCGTCCTGACCGGGGCTTTCCAAAACGTGAGCGCCGCTCCTACTACCGGCAGCCCGTTCCTGATCCTGGGCGCCGCTAGCACGGCGTATGCGACCAACATCGCATTCCACAAGGACGCTTTCACCCTTGCGATGGCACCGCTTTGGACGCCGCCGATCAAAAACGTGGTCAGCGTGTCGCAGAAGACGCACAACGGATTCACCATCCGCGTGCTTGAATACTACGACGGCAAGAACGACGAGTCGGTGATGCGTCTCGATGTGTTGTTCGGATGGGCAGCGACCTATCCCGAGCTGTCCACCAAAATCTACACCGTCTAAGGGGGACGACATGGCTGTTACTCTCTACAAGGCCTATCAAGGTTATGCCGCTGGCGCTACGATTATCGTCCCGGATGACACGCAAACCGCGCTGATTGCTCAGGGCATCGGCTACGCCGCATCGGGCCAGCCGACGCAGACCTATCAAGCGACTGGATCCGCAGTTCTGAGCCCGACCGTCGGCGGAAACAAGTCGCCGCAAGACATCGCCGGATTCGGCGCGCCGTCGTCTCCGCAAGGGCCGCGCATCCTGCCGAATGGTCCGATCCTGGCTTTCGCCTCGCTCGGCACATCGGCAGTTCATGTGGCTGGCACGTGGTATCGAGCAGAGATTCAAGTCCCGCACCTTGCGCAATGGACTGGCATCCAGGTCCTGAACGGCGCCACTGTCGGCACGGACCATCTGATGGTCGCGCTGTATGACACCAACGGCGTACTGATTACCAACAGCGCCGTGGCTGGCGTGTTGTCTGCCGGCGCCAATGCGTTCCAGTCCATCGCGTTCCTGACGCAACCGATTCTGACTCCTGGCCGGTATTTCGTGGCTGTTCAATGCAACGGCACGACGGCAACTACTCGCCGCTGGGCTGCTGCGAACGGCGGAAACCAGATGACGCAATCGGCAACCGGCACTTTCGGCACAGTCCCGGCAAGCTTCACCCCGCCGACGACTTTCACCGCCGACGTTGGCCCTATCGCCGCGCTGTATCAGTAACCCACAGCGGGGGCTTCGGTCCCCGTTTTTCGAGGATCACGCATGACCACTACATGCACGATTACCAAGGCGGGGCGCTGCGATACCTACGGCAGGCCGCTGCTTGTTGGGCAAACCTACACGTCGTCGGATGATGAGATCAAATCGCTGTGGCAAGCTGGTTTCTGCACAGTTACCGGCGCTCCAGAGGTGTTTGAAAAAGTTGTCTATCCGTACCCGCAGCAAGTTGCTGTGTCAGGAATCCCGTTCGTCATCCCACCAGGCGATGGTGCTGCTGTTGGTCTGCAATTCACCGGTAGTGCGGGCGCATTCACCCTGTCCTCGGCGATCCTGGCTAACTTGTGGAACGTGCTCAAGGGCTGCTG